AGTTAGGCACATGCCTAAGGCTCCTAAGATTTGGAAAGGGCATCATGATTATATTTTAGACTCCTTAGAGATATGGAAACAGTATAATGACGACCCTAAGAAGTATAATCAAATTAAATTTCTTAGGAAAGAAATGATTAACTATCTTAATAATGGTAAAAACTTTCAGATACAGAGTTTGGCAGCTTCGATTACGAACAGAGCTTGCATAGCAATTGCAAGAGAACTAAAACGTAAAGGCATAGATGGACATGTCTGTGCTCAAATTCATGATCAAATTGTGGTGAGAGTACCAAAGTCAGAGGCTAAGAAATGGCAAAAGACTGTGCAATTTTTAATGGAAAATGTTTACAAATTGTCGTTGCCTCTTAAGGCTCCGGCTGAAATTTCAAAGGATTTTTATGAAGGACATTAATAAATTTGACATATTTAATGAACTTTATGGGTATAGTACTACTATCGAGGACGAACAACTTCATAAAGAAGTTATAAAGGCTATTGAGGAAGAGGATACTTTGCCTTATACTACTAACCTTTATGCTACTAAAAGAACTGATTGGGATATACACAGAAAGCCACAATTTAAAAAACTTAAAGAGACTATAGAAAATGTATTAAAACAATTAACAATAGACCTTTATGGTTTTAAAAATAAAAAAACTTTTCCTAAAGTGGATGAAATGTGGGGAATAATATATGAGGATGGAGATTTTGCCAGAGTACACTCTCACTATCCTTGTTTATGGTCAGGAGTTTACTATCCCGAAGGAAATGATAAAAGTGGAAAGTTAGGATTTCCAAGTTTAGGTGTAGAAGTAACTCCTAAAAAAGGGCTTGTTGTAATTTTCCCAGGAACTTTGTATCACTATGTAGAAAGAATGTTTGGAGATTCTAAAAGAATGGCTGTAGCTTTTAATGCAGGTTTCAATGTACAAACAGTGTCTTATAAAGGATTGGTGTACGACTTACACAATGACAAGGAACGGCATGAAGCAGATAGTTAAGTGGATTGTAGATTTCATAATCTCATTCCTAAAGGATATGATGTCAAAAACCAAAATTAAAAAATTGGAGGAGGAAGTGAAAGATGCAAGCCAAAAAGCAGATGAAGAAGTCAAACATGCTAATAAAGGTTATGATGATTTCATGGCTAAGTATAATGCCTATAAGTCAGACCTTAAGCGCAGAGGAATGTCAACCGTGCGTAGAGATGCTGGAGAACTGCGTAGAAGTAGCGAAGGACCAGAAGAAAGCGATAGAAAGTCAGAAAGTAGTAATAAAGAAACAAAAAAGCTTGATAAATGAGCAGAAAAAATATATAGTAAAAAAGGAAGCAGATGCATCTTTTAGTAAAATATTAAATGGAATACTAGCTGTTTTAACAATATTGGTTATGTTATGATAATAAAACTTTCTAAATATCACCTTAAGAAGTGTGAAAAATTTGCAGACGATCAACTTAAAGGCTCTGCAAAACTTTACGCATACCGAGGAGAAAACTCTAAGTTAAAAATGAGAGAGGATATTGTTATAGGAAAACTAGCTGAAGTCGGAGCTTGTAAATATTTTAAATCTAAAAAACCAGACTTTACTATTTATGAAAGAAGTAAGAAGTCATATAGTGCAGACTTGAAGTTAGGTAATATGCGTATTCACGTTAAGAGCCAATCTAGAGACTCAGTGAAAAAGTATGGTCACTCTTGGTTATTTCAGAGGTCAGATCAGATAGTTAGAAATGCTACACCTTTTGACTTCTTAGTATTAACTTGTGTTGATCTAGATAAACTAGAGATTACAATATTAAAAATAATAAGAGCTAGAGAAATTAACAAATGGGGAGAATGTAAAGTTCCTCGATATCGCCACTCAAAAGTGGCTTTATATTTAAAGGAGATACAAGATGGTTACGATCATTAAGCAATCTGGCAATCCAGTTGATGAGTCAGAGGCTAAAAAGTTTTTAGATGAATGGAAAGAAGGTTTTGATAAACTCTTTGACGCAAAGGGGGACATGGCTGTAATTTCTGAAAAAGCAAAAGCCTTTGAGAAAGAGTTACTAAAAAAATACAAGATAGAGAAAAAAGTTGACCTGCCAAAAAGTATGAAGGCATGGAAGCAATTGTTAGAGGACCATAAAAGTGGAATAATGGTAGACCAACATGCAAAGACAGGTGACTTAATGTTTATTATTTTAGACCAGGGATTATAATGTTAAATTGGTTTTATTACAAAGTGTTAAAGAAAATACAAGGAGCTAAAAATGGGAATGAAAAAACTGTCACCAAGGGAATCACAGGTACTCCTAAAGATGAAAGATGGTCTAATGGTGAAACAAATTGCATACGACATGAATTTAAGTCCCAAGACAATAAGCACATACAAGCAAAGAATCTTACAGAAACTAAAGATAGAGAGTGAATGGGATTTAGCTGTTTACGTTTCTAAACTAGAGGGTATGAAACCTAAGAAGGATAAATCCAAGTGGTTGAGTTTATAATCTGGTTTGCAATAGGATATTACCTAGGATATTTAATTCTTAGGTAAGTCCTTTATATTTAACGTAACTCTAATTCTAAAATCTTTACCCACCCTTTTTCTTGACCTTAGATCAGTAATATACTTATCGTCTATGTTAAGATTTTTTGCACCATAGGGGCTAGGTCTATCATAGAACATAGGTAAAAATACTAAATCTATAAGAGGTTTTTCCACATTAGATAAATCATGCGCTCTGGCAGACACTCCGCCATCTTTTCTATAAAGAACGTGTTGAGGGTAGAAAAAGGTAAGGTCTACTTTATAGACATGCTTCATTGGGTCAAAGTATTGACGAAGCTCTTTTAACTTTTTCTTATTCTCTTTTAAAGCTAGTGCCACTAATACTGAACATGACCATTCTTGTGCCTCTATTGTTTTATGCCTTTTGTCACGGCAAAACATGGCATTTATAGAAAATGGCTTTAGCTTAAGAGTTATTACACGCCTCACAGGACAGTCTACACACTGTCAGGTGATTTTTCTTTTTTCTCAACTACTATAGCTTCCTTAATCTTAGCAACAATTTCATCATCTATTTTGTTGTCAGATTTTTTAGCTAGTTTTTCTAATAAGTAAATTATAATTTCTTTTACAAACTTCTCAGTTAGTAATGACGATATTAGTGCTTTACCGATAGACTTTAATACTTCAAGCATTTTTCTCTCCTTGCTTAAAAACTTTTCTTAAAGAATAACCCTATACTTCTTTTCTTAGGATTTCCTTTAAGTATAATTTCACTATTCTTACCCTTGTACAGGTTTTTTTTAATATCAATATCACCTTTTTTTGAAGCCGCTAATCCTGCTTCTCCTAGAGCCTTAAGGGATAAAGGAATTTTTTTAAATTTTTTTTTCATCTTTTTTTTAAGGTTGTCGCCATACTTAGTTTTAAGCAGAGCGTTAAAAAAATTTTTCTTATCCACCGACAACTCCCCATAAGGCTATACCTATAGAAATAACAGTAGCTAATACCCCTACGAACATCATAGCTCCTTGAGCTTTAACCACACCTGCCTTAAGGGGTTTTATTTCTTCTTCTAACATATCAGTTCTTTTTATATGAAACTTTAATTGAGTATTATAAACAGCAAGATGCTTGTCGATATTATCTATTCTTCTATCTATCTTGTCTAATTTTTCCTCTATCTTGTCCATATGAACACCATTTATTTCCACAAGGTTCTTTACAGAAAGAACATTTATTTCTTTTTCTTTTCAAATTTCCAGGGTTCTTCAATTCTTTCACGCTTTCTTTTCTCCATTAACTTTTTCCATTCTCTATCTCTTTTACGTTCTTTATGTTCGTCTGATGCTTTTTCTATCTGCTTACCATACTTTTTCATAAGGGAAGCATATAAAGCTGCTCCAGTTAATTTAGCTAATAATGCAGGTAAAGCCATTTTAGTACCCCTTTAAGTTTACTCTGGCACTAGAGATAACTCCACCAGTAGTGCCCCCACTGTGCGCCCAGTAAAGCCTTCCCCATCTTGCACCTATGTCAGACATGGTAATTCTACATACATCGTCTGTACTGCCTATAGCTACGTTAGAATGAGTTACCCAATTAGTAATTATGTTATTACTATTGACTCTTGACATACCTTCATCCTCTAAGGCACCTTCATCATTTGAGTACTGCATGTAAAAAGTTCCAGTTCTTCCTGCTGAAAAATGTACATGAATCTCTCCCATGAATGATCTTTCTAGGGGAATAATTTCACTCCAAGCACTAGCAGACATAGCTGTAGTAGCTGTTGATGTAGAAGGGTTAGCAGCATCCTTAAATGTAAGGTCATAGTTTGCAATTATAGCACTCATTCGTCGCCTCCTAATTTCTTTTTTATTTTGTTTTCAATCATCGGTAGTAGCCTTATCCCACAATATCCTATAATATAAGAGATAGCTAAAGCTACTTCAGGAGGAAACTTCCAATAAGC